TCGTCATTGAACGAGGCGGCGTCTGGGAAGATCTACACGACTACATAACCCTGCGTTTCACTACGCAATAGCGTTGCAACTCCATTTGTAGCGCGTCCCTTGATGGGGGCTGAAAGGCCCCCATTATTTATTCTACGAGGTGAATTATGAAAGCGGACTCTAAAAAAGGTTCATTAAAGAACTTTAAGAAAAGCGGCAAGCAAGACATGAAAAATACTGGAAACTTCAAAAAAACCATGTCTCAAATGGGCAAGAACGCGACATTTGGCAACAAGTCTAAAACTCACGCATGAAACGACTACTTGATTACGATGCTGATACTGGCATTCAGACCTGGCACGATTACGACCACCACACTAAAGAAACCGTTATAGCGGAAGTGCAGGACGTGGCGCCGGTACTCGAAGCTAATAAAGTTGCTAGGAATCAGGGCAATGGTGGTGCTAAAGGGCTAAATGAAGTGGCCCAGCGTGGTATTAAAAACAACTGGTGGCACGCGGCAAGCGTTCCTAATTCCGTTATTTTAAAATGGAAGAAAGAGCTAGGCGTTGATATATACAATAAAGATCACCTGCCTGCGGTTAAGAAGTTATTAAACGATCGTGATTGGGCGTATTTGAGGACAGGTACAGGGCGTGTCTGAGTTGCTGGCTGATTGCGATAGAGCAATTGAATATGGCGATTTAGATTTTGCAGGTCATGGGTTATTAAAGGTTCTTTCTCAAGATCCAACCAATCACGAAGCCTGGACAACATTAGCGCGTTTTTTAATTGATGCTGGTAAAGCGCCTTATGCGTACCCGATAGCGGTGGCGGCGGTAAGTGAAAGCAAGACCTGGCGCAATTTGTTGTTGCTTGGTTCTGTCCAGGCGGTATTACAAGAAGTTAGTGAAGCGTGTAAAACCTTACACCAGGCGCTTGATTTAATGCCTGAGAACGAGCCGGATAGTAATAAAGCCATTGTGTATCGACAATTAGCTAGTGCGTATGTTCAAGGCTATAACTTTAAAAAGACCAAGCATTATGCCAATTTATCGCTCAAGTTAGAAGATCACCACCAACCCAAAACTTCACTGGCGTTTGCTGCATTACATGAACGTGATTGGGAGCTAGGGTGGAAGTTATACAGATCGCAATTAGGCACAACCACGCAACGCGAGTTGCAAGATTATGGCCTGCCTGAGTGGAAAGGTGAGAAAGACGCTAGCGTTTTGGTGTACGGCGAGCAAGGGTTAGGCGATCAGATAGCCTATATGTCAGCGTGTCCGATTACACCATCTCAGATTGTTTGCAACCCAAAACTAGAAACGCTGTTCAGTTTATCGTTTCCGTTTTCCGATGTGCATGGAGCGCAGTTTAGCGACTTCAAAGGGCGTGTTAAAGCAACGCATCAAATATCAATGGCCAGCTTCATGCCTTATGCGGAAATGAAGCCACGAGGCAAATTCTTAAAGCCTCGCAGACAAAAAGAAATTCAATGGGCTGGGTTGTTGTCCGCGCAAGGACACAACAAGCCAAAGATCGGCATCGCCTGGACAGGTGGTGCGATCAAGTCAGATGGTTGGAAAAATAGAAACCTTACGTTGCATGACTTAAAACCAATATTAGAACTCGATGCGACGTTTGTTAGCTTGGAATACAAAGACCGCACCGAAGAAATCGATCAGTTTAAAAAAGAAACCGGCATTACGATCCACGATTGGCCCTGGGGTTCAATGTCAAATAATTACGACGACCAAGCAGCATTAGTTAATTGTTTGGATATGGTGGTATCAGTACCGACAACGATTTACCACTTAGCCGGAGCGTTAGGCAAGCCAGCAATGGTATTAGTACACGACCAACCGCATTTTCACGAAGGCATCGCAGGCGATTGTCCTTGGTGGGAGTCGGTGAAATTTTACCGCAGGCCAGAGTTAGGCACTGAAAACGCTGTTTTAGCGGTTCGAGACTCAATTATTAACAGTTTACGCGATACGCGCACTGGCGAGGTTAAAGTCGGATGAATTTTTACGGATTATTAAATCAACCTGATCCATTATTTCCAGATAATTCATCTGTAAATACAAATTTAAGTAATGATCGCTTTGTACCTCCAACGCCTAATCCATATATGTTTAATCAGAAATCTGGGTTATCTACAAATCGCGCTAACAATACAAGGATCACTGGAAGTAAAAAATCACAGCAAGGTTTTTTAGGCCCAATACCTAATTTTGTTGATAACTCCATTATGACTGAATTAAGCACTAATAATGATGAGGTATTAGGCGGTCAACCGTATCCATTAATCGTTCCAACGCTAACAGCCGAAGAAATAAAAATACTGCAAAACATGGCAGTAAAAGGCAACGCCAGAAACGTACCTAAATCGATTAGAGCCAAAGCGGAGCGACACGCAATAGAACGAGCGGCGTTAAATTTACCGCTTTTTTATGAGGATGAGGTGGACGGCCGTTTTGAATTAAATGGTTTGTTGTCGAGACGATGAGAGTTTATATAGGCATAGATCCAAGACAGCCGGTCGCCTTTAACGTGTTGCAATGGTCAATCACCAGGCGCACCAGCAGACCATTAGCTATTGTGCCGTTAGTTTTGCCGACATTACCGATTACGAGAACAGGTTTAACCGATTTTACGTATTCTCGTTACTTAGTGCCGGCGTTATCAGGCTTCCAAGGAATTAGCGTGTTTCTAGACGCTGACATGTTGTTACAGGCTGATATTAACGAGCTAGAGACATTGATTAACCCAGATGATGCGGTATCGGTAGTCAAAAGCGCAAATCAGTTTGAATGGCCGTCGATGATGGTGTTTAACAATGAAAAGTGCAAAACATTGACGGCTGATTATATTAATGATGAAGCCAACCATCCTAGTGATTTTAGTTGGGCCGGATCAGTAGGCGAGTTGCCTGGCGAATGGAATTTTACAGTAGGGTACGACAAACCTATTGAGCAGCCTAAATTGATTCATTACACCGCTGGAATACCGCATTTCCCTGAAACTAAAGACTGCGATTACGCCGAGGCCTGGACTAAAGAGTTTGATTCGATGGTGGGTAATTGCAGTTGGTTGGAATTGATGGGCGACTCGGTACACGCCGAGCTGGTCCTAAATAACATAACGGAGAAACGAAAAGCATGGCAATCTCGACATACAGTGAATTAAAAACAGCCATTGCCGATTGGACTGCGCGAGACGATTTAACCAGTTACATTGATAATTTTATTGATCTCGCTGAAACCTATTTAAAACGTGCGCCATCATTTCCGCGTTTGCCTGAGATTGGTGGCGTTCGAGGTAACATCACGCGATTGTCAGGCTCGCTTTCGACTTCAGCTAATACGCTGGATTTACCGGCTGACTATTTGGACTCGTACCGACTTACATTAACCTCAAATGGGGTGACCGGTGTAATGCGTTACGTCGATCCCACGCAGTTAAGCATTTATCAACGTGATGCGGCTGGTTTGCCGAGGTGGTACACCATATCGGACAAAATAGAGTTTGACCGCACGCCAGACTCAACTTACGCCTATGAGCTAAGTTATTTTCCAAAAGTTACCCCATTAAGCGCGTCGAACACTACAAACTGGATATTAACGGACTATCCCGATGTGTATTTAGCAGCTGCTTTATTTCATGCGTTTCGTTTTACTCAAGACGATGCAACCTCAAAAGATTGGCTAGACCAATACAAGGTTGCTGCCTGGTCCGCATCTGAGACGTATCGGCAAGGGCGGGTTAATCAAGGGCCAATTAGCGTAAAAACGGATTCAATTAATCCATGATAAAACCAACAACTTTAAAATTTGGCGAGTGGTTACCCGATCAAGCTGCTTTATCTTTGCCAGGCGTGACGGAAGCGCAGAACATACAACCACATGGCACAGGCTTTCGCAGTTGGGGTTCACTTGCCGTTGATTCAACAGCGTTAAGCGATAAAGCCAGGGGCGCGGTTGCAATGATTGATGGCAACGCTAATGTGCGGATGTTTGCCGGTGATGCGACTAAGTTATACCGATATGATGGTGGCACTTGGACCGATAAATCAAAGTCAGGCGGTTATAATAATGACTCGCTTGATAATTGGAATTTTTTAAAGTTTGGAACGCAAGTTATTGCGACCAATTACGCAGATAATATTCAGATAGGCCCGATTGATGGCTCATCTGTTTTTGCCGATCTCGGTGGAAGTCCCCCAAAGGCTCGTTTTATTAATTCTGTCCGTAGTTTTGTTGTGCTTGGTGATATTTTAAGTGGTAGCACTGAGCATCCAACTAGGGTTCAATGGTCAGGCCAAAATAACGAAACGAGTTGGGGGACTGTCCCTTCTACACAAGCTGATTTCCAAGATCTAGTCGGTAACGGCGGCAAAATAATGGCGATTACTGGCGGTGATATTGGCGTGATATTTCAAGAGCGCTCAATATGGGAGATGCGCTACGAGGGGCCGCCTTTAGTTTGGTCGTTTAATGAGGTTTCGGTCGGAATTGGCACGCCTTCTGAAGGTTCTGTCGTGCGTTACGGCAACAGTGTTTTCTTTTTATCAGAATCCGGCTTTCAGCGTTACGACATAGGAAAAGGCACAACACCAATTGGCGACCAAAAGGTTGATCGCTGGTTCTTAGACCGAGTGAATAAAGAAAGTTATTACACCATTTCATCTGCAATCGATCCCGCAAATTCTAAAGTAGTTTGGTCGTATGCCAACGGTGCATCGGGTAATGATGAATTGTTGATTTACGATTGGAAGTCAGGGCGCTGGGGTTATGCGGTAATCGACACAGAAATTATATTTGATGGCTTATCGCCAGGTTACACGATGGACTCGTTAGAT